CTCAATTGCATTGATTGCCGCCTGTTCACATTGCCCCCACAAAGCTTTAACTTTGGTATACGACTGCCGGTAACTTTGTACTGCCTTTTCTGATTCGCCGATTGACATAGAGACACCCATGCCTTTTGCGTAATCCACAAGTCCCTTGGATCCTTGGCCAAACATGCAGCCTAAAACTGCGGATTTCGCAATTTGTCGCTGTTCTTTTGTCACCTCTTCGTATGGGATGCGATAAAGTGCGCTAGACGCAAACATTTTGTACTCATCTAATCCTTTGCGAAACATCTCTACTTTGTCATTTTGTCCGGCCAAATAGACACCCACTCTATTTTCGATCGAGCTAAAATCGACGTCCACGAAGGTTTGTCCGTCAGGAGCTTTGATAGCACTTCTAACGAGTGATGACAGTTCTCGCATGGTGCCAGTTCCTTGGCCAAAGACTCGCGGAATCGCATCCTCAATCTCGCTATCGCTAAGTGTAGGTCTTGCGATATTTTGTAGGTTGAGTCCACCGCGAGAAGCCCAACGGCCAGTACTCGCCCCATGATAGACCAGCGTATTTCTAATTCGTCCATTCCTTTGTATCTCCAATATTTTAGCGTACTTAGCCACGCTAGTTTGGCTTCCTTCTTGACGCAATTCTAAAGCGCGTTTTACTTTTGGGTGAACTCCGGGTGATGCTAATTTTGCTGTCACCGTCTCAGCTGTTAAATTTTCTAAGTTGGCGCCATGATCGTTTAACCAATTCAATAATCTCAGTCTCTCAGACGGTTTGCATCCTGTAAATGCCAATAATTCATCATCAAGTGCCTTTTGTGCATTTTTTACGGCACTCACCGCATTTTCGACCTCCACAATCGACACAGGAACGCCGATTACATTGATCCTGTTAGTAAGGGTCCAGATCTTCTGCTCGATCGGTATTAGGGGCCTTAGCGTGCGTCCTATGGCCATCTCAGTCTTTACGTCGGTTTTACAGTACTCAAATAGCTGTTTTAAGAGCTCTGGATCATAGTTGAACGCACCTTTGTGCGGTTTGCATAGTTTTTGAATGAGTAGTTTGCCAATGGGGTCTTTTTGGTAGCTAGAATTCATTGCGGCGCCGGCGTCTTCCAAACTTTGTGGAATATTATTGGCTGCAGCGATACCCATCGTGTCGATGCATTGTTCTAGTTTAAGTGGAGGCCAACCATATTTAGGTACACAGACGCAATTCCAAATGGAGTACTCAAACATGGCATTCCACGCTTGGATCTGTCCGCCGTTTGCTACATGTTTTAAGAGGTATTTAAGTGTGTCACTGTTTGGCTCATTGACAAGAACGTTTTCAGGTTCCGTGCCGTAAGCAATGCAGATAACTTCGGTAGATGGATCGTTGGCGTAAACATCTAGGCCACGATCTTTAAGGTCGATAAAACTTCGTGTCTCAAAGTCGATTGAATAAATCATGTAATGCTCCTAAGGCTGTGGGACGTATCCCTGTTGATGGAGCGGGATGCGGGAATCGAACCCGCGAATTCAGTTTGGAAAACTGAGGTTTTGCCATTAAACTAATCCCGCTGTACTACTATTCTGTTACCATAAATATGGGTGTTCCTTCACCCAAGTAAGATCCTAACATATTATACTCAAACCAGTCAAGTGCTTCTTCATCCGTCATCCCTTGGTCTTCCATTAAGGACTGCAAGACTAGGTGCGTGTCATAGATTACCTTGGATCCGTCGTATGTCATGCCGGCAATACATTTGTCATAATATTCCCGAGGCTCCATTAACATTGCCTCGGGATCTAGGTTGTCAAGATCCATAGTCTTTATCTCCTTCTGCGTAAATGTCCTCAAGGCTGTAGCCTACCGGACCGTTTTGGCCAATGATGTCCTGACGTTTTTCGTCTTCCTCAGTCCACAACTCAGGCGCTTCCTCTTTCACCTTGCGGAAGATCCGGTCAAAGTTATCCTCAAACGCCTTGTTGTTTGTCTTGGACTGAATTAGGTCTCCAGTGATGTCATTCTTCGCTACCAATTTTCGATTCCTTTCTTTTTTCTATTGACCTTTTGCGCCCAGATTCATATTGAGATATTAAGATCCCTGGCATCGAATAAAAGTCAGCTTTTGAATACTCTTTTATCCTTCCATCGTATCTTATTTGATACCAAATTGGCTCTTTATTACCGGGCGGGAATGCTAACACTAACCTAATATGTTTTTCATTCCAGGTCTCTTTGTTTATCATGGAACTTAGATCTCGCAAGCGCCGCTTGTGCAAGCAAGCATCTGTGCACCCTCTACGTTATCTGTTACCTCAGCAAAGTTATCCCAATTGATTACAGGCATTTTAGCTTTCAGTGCCTCGTACTCTTCTTCAGTGCACTCTTCATATGGTGCCTGACGGTAAGAGCCACCATCATACGGTAAGTATGACACGCCGCTGATCTCGTCAAAGTTTTCCCAAGTCCACGCACCTACGCTCGGCCAGTCCTTTTCTTCGACGGAGATGGTGACCGAGGGTTTGTGTTCGCACCACTCACGCTGGTAAGTAAGCCAGAGTCCGAGGTGACTGATGGGGGTGACGTCGGCTCTAGTGAGACCTGATGGTGCTCGCTGAGGGAAACTGAAGACGGTTGTTTGGGCTGATTTGATGACGCAGTCTTCGGCTGGGACTCCACTGTCAATGAGGAATTGGGTGAGAGGATCTTTTTTGTCTCCTCTAACTCTTCGGATATAGTACGGGCTATGGCGAGGATGGATACCTGAAGCGGAGTCAGTAAGTTGTGATACGGTTCCTGATGGCTTAACGCAAGTGATAGCTGCGCTTGGAGGGATTCCAAGTGCTTCAGCCCACTCTCGATTTGTTTCTCTAGCTGCATCTCGTAGCTTGTTGAGGAGTTCATTTAGTTTTGGTCCTTGTGTTGTGAGCATAACATTATCATAGATTCCGGTGAGCGATACGCCAAGTAGACGCTCTTCTTCGGTGTTCTTCTGCCAAACTTTCCGGAGGTATGGAAACTTGGTGAACGTCGATTGGATTGTACCAAGGATCGCGGCAAGTTTGACCTTTTCAATAAGCGTCTCTTCTGTATCTTCATATCTAACGACAACTTCGCTAAGGTTGCAGAATTGGTATGGGCGTAAAATGATTTCTGAGCAAGGGTTTGTTCCGAACTCATGGTCAGGGTCACGGTGCCCGAATTTAGCAACTGTCTTCTTAGCTGCTTCACGGTTAAAGATTCCTCGTTCGCCAGAGTGTGAGTTGTAGAGTGAAAGCCACTCTTCCATAAACTTACCCACTGTAGGAGTCTCTGTGTAAACGGCACTATTATTGGCGAGTGCTCGGTGTGGAGCGGTTTCCCACCAAGGGCCTGCTTTGGCATGACGGATCCTTTCATCGTCTAGGTCTGATAGTGAGATCATGGCTGATCGGCGCACGCCGCCTACCACTACTACCTCACCAATTTTACACATGATGTCGTGACACTCAAGTGAGTTTAGTCTACGGCCCTGTGCGTGTTTAAATGTGGCAACAACAAACTCAAACAGGTCTACCAAAGGCTCTGGGCCGGATGCACGTCCGCCAAATGTTTTAAGGCGTGTACCCGCAGCTCGTACCTTAGACACATCCCACTTTGGGATCTCACCAGCCCATAGGTTGGCTAATAGCAAACGTAGCGACTTTGCCCAGCCTTCTTTGGAATCGTGCACAACGATGGTGTTGTCTGATTTGTAAAGCTTCTCAGGGATCTCTGGTAGCTTACCAATGTTCGTAGCCTCAACTGAGAAGCCTACGCCGGTACCACAAAGCAAGATAAACATCGCCTCGTCAAATGACTTAGGATCATCCACAGGCAAGTATGAGCAATTGTATACGCATGTGTTGTCACGGTCTGCGCTCTTGCCGGCTGTCATCATGGCACGCATGGACGGCATCGTCTCATGGTTTTTGATGGCGTTAAACATCTTTTGTTTTAGTTCGGTGTTGTTCTCAATAGCTGGAGTGCGACTAAAAATATAATCTACAAAGCGTTGGGTGGTTTCGTCCCAAGTCTCACGGCGGTTGTTCTCATCGATGTATCGGGCATATCGACTAGCGGCAATATATTCTCTATATTGATCCATTGTTATTTTCCTTGTTTAATAAGTTTTCGGTAATTTGTTTAGCATGCCATTCGGCATCCTGTTCAATTAACCTGTATTGATAATTAGTTGGGGGTACAAATTTATCGTCAGTGTCTTCAAACCGACTTTTAATTATAGTGTCAACCCAGATGTTGTAGTGAGGATTGTAAATTGCTCTTAACAAAGGGGTTGGACATACAAAATCACATACTACAAAATCGACATCTGACTCTTTGGCTAAGTGATTCATTCGGTGAGCTTGACGCATACGACCAGCATCTGAAAAATCCCAATCGTCATTGTCTTTACGCACTTGATCTGCGTTAAACCATTTAACTGTCTTGCCTGCCTCTATTAATTCATTTATTAAAGCCTTGGCTAGTGTTGTCTTACCGGCGCCGGGCAATCCCATAATGAGTACTTTTTGCATATTTTAGAGACAAAAAGGCCGCTTATTAGGCGGCCTTGTTCCGGTTAATTAGTTTGCGAAGTCTGCAGCTGCTGATGTGCCACCGCCTAAGCGTTCGCCGTCTGCAACTTTCATTACATTGTTTAAGCCACAAGCGATGCCCTTAGAACCGCTTGCATTATATGGATAAAATGTTACTGAAACGCGACCATAACATCCAGAGTACACTTCGTTCGGATCAATGATCTCATTCATGTCAGCATCGACAACACCCGGCTTTTGAACTGAGTTGGCATTGATGAAGTATGAGTTAGCATATGCCGCGTCGTCTTTCTCTTCATCGCCATCACGCAAACCGCCTTTAAGACCCTTAGGTACCGCACCACCAAAGAATGCTGCATTTGTTGTCTTAGCCTCCTCAAAAGCTTTGTTAAACTTTTCAATGGTAGCTGTATCGCTTTTAGGGATAATGATAGACACTGAATACTTAGGTGTGCCGCCTTCCATTGCCGCTTGTGGTTGGAACAAGTGGGCAAATGATAAACGAACTTTACCTGATACTACTTTAACTTTGTTTGACGTTGTAGCCATAATTAACTTCCTTTTTAACGATAGATACGGACTTCAGTAGGGGCCGTATCGTCAACCCTTAAAACAATATACTACTTATTTATGCATCGTGCAACAACTTTAAATCAGTTAGTGCTTGTTTCATTGCTATTGCTTCTGCAAATTTCATTACGTGGTCTGATTTATCTAATAGTTTAGGTTCCAACTCGACCAACATCATCATATCATAAATTGATTCTCTTATGGTATTTAGATCTTCACGCATGTCAGAATCTTTAAATACTTCAAAATCAGATCTGTAATCTTCTATCATTTCGTTTGGGATGTCAAACGAAAAATCTAAAAATTCAAATCTCATTTAAAGTCATCACTTACATTGCCGGCTCTATCGCGGACTAATTTGGGTGAGCCCTCTGGGCGCTGAACTAGGTCACCGAGCCAAGTAATGATCTGCCCCTTGGCGGCCAGCTTCTCTAGTGACGCAATAGACTTCATCTTTGGCTGTTCCCAGATCTCGCTCTTTGAGATGCCCTTGGAGATCAACACCTCTGAGGCAAGTGCGATGTCTGATATCTTACGATGTGTCACTGTGGTTGTCAATTTGTAACCCTTTGGTACGGCGCCTGTGTCTATTGCTTTGTTAAGTGCGTAGTCTTCCACGTCGCCAACCCATGATTTGAGGTCTTGTGCCTTGTCTAATACATTTGACATCTCTTCGTCAGACAGGAGTGGTGGGTCTCTGAACTCCATCTTAGCAAGCGCAAGATTGTGTTCTGCTCGTTCTCTACAAATAGATTTAGCTCTACACCAACCGCAATGCTCTCCAGCAATAAATTGCCCTGTCCCAATCCAAGCCATTTTAGCTTTTTTAGCAACAAAGTTTTTACCCCAGTCAATTAGCTTATCAATTGTCGACTCTTCAGATGAGATTGATTGTAGTCTTGGTTGAACAATAGTCCAAGTTACATTTTTAATATTTGGGAATTCATCTTTAAATTTCTCGTAGGCTCCTAATGCGTACAATTTTAATTGTGAATTTGACTTGGCATTTACTGCAACCCCTTTTCCCGCCTTAAGATCAATAACCTTAATTGAATTAGGGCTAATAATAACGCAGTCGGCGCTACCGAAGGCTTCTACCACATATTCAGTTAAATCTAGTTTCTGTTCAATAAATGCTTGGTCTTCAGATCCAATCTGCGACCTTACATAAACAACATAGCTATCTGCGGCCTCATCAATCTCTTCTGAGTATAATGGGTTTGCTTTGCAAATCTCTATTTCAGCATTGTACTCTTCTTCAGATATCTGTCCAAGCTGAAATCTTAGTTTTGCCTCGGAAATTGAATGACACAATGTCCCCTCACCAGAAAAATCAAATGCTGATGGGTTCCGTTTAGGTTCTGGAAGTGTGGATTCTAACCGTGGCGCAGGTGTGCAAACTAACCAGCGGTGGGAAGAGCTAGGGCTTAGTAAAGCATGTGCGGCCATTATTGATCCTTTAATGAGTGGAGCTTAAGGTATTCTACAGCATTTTCAAGTATTTGTACAGAATCTTTTGCGTGCCCTAACACTAAATTACAATGATTACACAAAAGGCCCCTTACGTTATTATTTAAGTGGCAGTGATCTACTTGGGTATTTTTAGATGTCACAAAATGTGTTGCACAGATAGCACATTGACCGGATTGATCTTCAATCATATCATTAAATTTTTGCCAAGTAATACCGTATCTTCGTATCAACTCATTGTTTTTATATCTTTCAACATTATCTTCTGCCCATTTTTTTGACTTTTTCATATGGCAAAATTTGCAATGAATAAAATATCCGTCTTTTCCTGTGGGGTTTTTATAAAACTCAGATAGAGGTTTAACCTCATTGCAAGTGGCGCAAGGTTTCATGATACTCTCCATAGTAGGGGAGGACTAGCCAACGATGGAGCGTTGGCAGGGAGCGACCCTTTTCATCCTTTGGTTCTGCTATACTTTTAAAGCTTTGATTAAATCAGAGATCTCTTTGTCGAAATCAATTTTCACTTCTGCTTTGACATCCACCTTAGTTTCGCGGCTGTCTTTATAATCCATTGGATATTGGCCTCTCAGCGCAATCTCCGCCACTCGACTATTGAATGACTTGTTCTCGATGTTAGCCAGCATGAGATTCTCCCAATACGCTTGGCCGTACACTGTAGCCAAGTCCATTGTTTCAGCGAATACGGGATCATCTTTTTTAAGACGTTCTGCAGTAGCTCGACTGATGCCGATTGCCGCGTACATTGCCTTTTGAGACGCCCCTTGTTGTCCCATTGCTAGGATAATGTTAGCGTCAGCTTCAGAGAATTTGTATTTTTTAATAGTAGCCATATGTATACTAATGCAAATTACTCTTGGCTTTCGCCCTTGGTATCTTCAAAGATCTTCTTGCGTGCTTGCATCTCTCGAAGCGCGTCATTGACAACTAAGCGAGTAATCGCGCCGGCTAACTCTTGACGCTTTTTCTCTGCCTTCTCTTCATTGTCTTGACGCATCTTCGCAATGGTGTCATTGGTTGAGATGCCGGCAATCAGTGACTTAACTAAATCACTCATCTGCTTTTTCTTCTTTTGCTAATTCGTCCATCTTAGCTTTGATTTTTTCAAATTGACTTTCACCTTGCGCTTGGATCAAGCCAATTAAATTAGCTGATTGAACAAATGGTGCCTGTCCCAAGATCGCCAAGATTGAGTTGATTTGGTCTACTGAAAATGAAAAGTTGATTCTTTCGTTGTTAATTTCGTCCATGCTATTGCCCTTTAAGTTTGTTAAGTCTATCTAATTCCGCGTTTGCGTAAAACAAAATCTTTTTGATATCTCGTATCTCAGGGCTATGTGCTACTTCGCCATATCGATAACAAGCTCTAAAGATTTCACCAATCTGTGCATTCATATTTTTAGCACCGATTAAGTCCTGTAATTCAGTTGATCCTTCAGGCAATTCATAATAGCTTGCTGTCGATCCATCTGACTGTTCTTTTGGCACCCAACCAATTGCTGGCTGTCGTCCCGCACCTTGTGTTTTAATATGCTTTTCAAAATATTCACTCATACATCTAGTTCCTTCTTAATAATTTCAAGACCCTTAGCAAAATGATACCTCCAATACTTTTCGGTAACAGATATGTCTATGTACGTCATGCCATCTAAATATGCGTCAAAAATAAACTGTTCTTTAGGTTCCATCCTAGCAATGATGTTTCGGATATCAAGCAAGTCTTCTGCCGTCCAAGGTGCCCATCCCTCTATTATTTCATTGTTAAGGGATCCATCCTTTATGTCTTCGCGCTCCATTGGATCTGGATCCTCATCACTAAGGTGAGGATTGGCAGAAAATATTTTATGTTCGACTACGATTGTTTTGGTCATTGTCCTATACTAATGCAAAATCTAGCGCATTTAGTACGGCCTGTTGAACATTTATTTTTCCCTCTAGTACTTGCACGACGTGCTCATCAATACTTTCATCTATCACAAGGTGGTGAATGATCACCGGCTTCTCTTGTCCTTGCCTGTGGATACGGGCGTTGGCTTGAATGTAGTTCTCACTGCTCCACGGTAAATCAAACCATACCATCTGCGCGGTGTCTGCCACATTGCATTGTAAGTTAATGCCAATGCCTCCAGATTGAGGATGTGCCACTAACATCTTGATCTTGCCAGCTCGCCAATCAACCAAGGTCTGAGGATTGTCGTCTAACACTCTGATATCTTTGAATCTTGTCTTTAGACTCTTCAACGTGTTTTGATAATGGTAAAACACCAAGGTCGGTGTCTCTTCATCCCAAAGGTCTTCCAAATAATCTAGTTTTGCATCGTGCTGGTGGACTGCCTCTTTGCCCTCATTATACAAAAAGCCGGACGTAAACTGTAGCAGCTTGTTTGTTAGAGCCGCGGCGCTAACCGCTGTAATAGTTTCTCGGCCTGTCTCAAGCACCAATTCTTTACGCAAGGTGTCGTATTGTTCTTGCATGTGTACATGCATCTGAACTCTATGATATACCTTGGTCACTTCCGGCAACTTCAAATAATCTTCGGCTTTAAGTGAGAAGCAGATGTCCTTGATCTTGTCTTGGATCTGTTTGTCTGCGTTTTCAATAAGACCCCATTTATAAATTACGTTGGTGTGGTAGTTTCGTTCGGTGGGGCACATGTACTTAGCTTTAAACTTTGTATAGCTTGTCTCTAAACGTTGTCCTAGATCTAAGATCCCAACTTGCGACCATAGATCAGCGTACCCTTGAGGGGTAGGTGTACCCGTCAGTATTATTTTGCGTTTAAACGTCTTTAAATAACTCTTGAGTGCTTTGAATCTTTTTGTACTTGGGTCTTTGAAGCGTGAACTCTCATCAATCACTAAGTTGTCAAATATATTTGACACCATGAAGTCTTTGAATAACCAAGCCACGTTCTCCAAGTTAATGATGTAGATGTTGGCCTCGGACTTAAGCGCGGCAGTTCTCTGTGCCGGTGTGCCTAAGACCTTAACAATAGTAAGGTCTTTTGTATGCGCCCACTTTGGTATCTCGTCCGACCATACCGACTCGGCCACTCGCTTTGGTGCGATGATTAGTGTTTTACCTTTAAACTGCTCGGCGATGATGGTGAGGGTGGTTGCTGTCTTACCAAGGCCGGGGGGTAGGAATAGGCCAAGGTTTGGTATCTCCTTGGCCTTTTCTACGATCTCTTTTTGGTAGTCATGTAGGTTGGATCTCGTTAATGAGGGCATCTACTTCTTCCTTAGACCGAATCACTACGACTGGAAACCCGAGCTGTTCGAGTTGTTGAAACACTATCTTTTGTCTCGGACTGATCACTCCCTTTTGCGTTTTTAGCTCGACGAACTGTAGGAAGTTTTGGAGGAGCACTATCCGATCCGGTACTCCCGTGATCGTTGATATCCACTTCAAGCACATCCCCTGCCTTTCCTTTACCCTTTTTATTAGATACGCTTCGATCTCTTTTTCTAGCAATCTCTTTCCTTTCAATTAGGCTGGCAGAATATACCTGTTCAACAAATGATTGAGATAAATATGCGCGAGTCTCGCCGGCAATGTTATCTTCACCAATGAAGTGACCCAGCTTTTCAACTGCGTGCGACACCTCGTGTGAGATAACACCAACCCACATGGCATCGTCTTCTTCATCTTCATAATTTGCTAAATCAAATACCATGATGACTAAATCCCCAACGTGCGTGTGGATGGTGTGCGTCTCTGCCTCACCACGTTCAAACGCATGGATGTTGACTGCCAACATGTTCTCTGCAAAAATTTGTTGCAACGCCTCGTCGCTAAAACAGAGGTATACGATCTGTGGAAAAAAGCCCGTGTCTATCGAGTAGTACTTAGGCTTTTTGATCGAGGATTTCTTTATGGATAGATCCAACGGGATCTCCTTTCCAATTAATGGTGACTGAAGTAGGGTCTTGGTCTTTCCAATACTCAAAGCTTAGGAATGCCGCTCCGTCTTTACCTATGTCTAGCCAATGTGCTAACCCATCGGGTGAACTTGACGACGCACCAAACATGCGGTGTGCGCCATCGGCTCTGGCATAATGCATCTTGTTATCAATTTGCGTGCCCTTAGATTCAATATCGAATTTGATATCACCTGTTAAATATACAAACGCTGACTCAACCCCGGGGTGCGTGTGTGGAGGCGAGTTTGCAAAAGGTTTGGTTAAATATAACTCAACTTGAAAGCGTCCCTCCCTAAATAAACACAATGACATTGCATTGTCTGTGTGGTAAACAGGGTGTAAAAATGGAGGGCGCATAGGGTACCCTTTAGCCGTGTACCAATCCCTAAATTCCTCAACTGTTTTCCATGAGTTTTGCATGCTCTTCTCCAATTAAATCACCTACCCAATTGACGGACACGGATGTTGGTGTTTGTTTTAGCCACTTTTCAAATACTATAATAGCACCTCCTTGATCGCCTACTTTAAGCATGTGGGGCGATCCCTTGTTTTCTTCGGCGCGAGTCCAAAGTAATTCATGCGCACCGTTTGGTTTTGCTTTTTGATACGCTGAATTATCTGAGAAGTTTACCCCATCTTTAGAAAAACACATGTTTCCGGTCAAGTACATCGTAATTGATTCTACATCGGGGTGACTGTGCATAGGCGTTTGAGTGTTTGGTTTACTGATATACAGTTCAACTTGATACTGCCCCGCACGATACAACACCAATGAGTGTGCAATTTCAGTCGTGTGAATGGCATTCTCAAACGGCGGGCGCCAAGGGCGATTTTTCATCCACGCTCTAGCAAATGTCTCTACATCTCCAAATTTATCTACCATTTTCTTTGCGTGCCTCCATCATTGCATTGGCTAATTCATAGCTGTACTCAGCAAGTTCTTCGTAAGTGATATCTTTAATGTTGGGATTGCTGAGATGTCCATGTAAAGACACCATGGCAAACAAGTCTTCTAAATCAATATCATCCATGTTTTTTCTCCACGGCGGTAGCAAGTATGTATTTGTCACCCAAGTAATTGAGAGCGGCTTTTAATTTGTCTTCGTATTCGTTTGTATGATTAATTTGCATACCATACAGGCATGTGATTATTTCTGATTGTCCATCAAACATCATGTATCCTTCCGTAAGTGGTGGTATAAATCGCATAAGTAAACCCATGCTATCATAAATGGTAACCAAAGTACAATGGTAATTGCGGCAATTTTAAGCTTAGTTTTCAGTGTCAGTTTCACGGACTCTGTACCTCCACATTGGTGGGTTGGGTCTACGACCATACTCTCGGCGTATCTCAAAGGCATTGTATCTAAAAAACACCTCGTACTTTTTCATATGATTGCGCCTTGTGGATGCCATGACGCCCTTATAAAACCGTCGTCTGATCTGTAGCATCATATCTTGGGGTCTCCTATAAAGTCATCCTTGGTCAGGATGGGTTTATCAAAGGCGCTTCGCATGCGTTCAATTACTCGGTCAAGTTCTTGGATGTCGTTACCAAACACCTCGGCGCCGCAGTGTCCATACGGGTTGCCCTCTTGGTCAAAGTACACCTCGCGAATCTCAAGTGATGTCTCGTCGTCATCCCCGTCAACGTTTACAATTCTATATCCCCACATTTAATACGCTCCGTCTTCATCAAAGGTTACGATACTGTTAATATACATCTGCGCTTTTTCATTTAACTTGACACCCATATACGTATGCACACGTTTGCCATCCGAGCGATCAAGGCCGGCTTCAATACGATGTTCTTGGGTTGCCGCTAAGAATCTGCGCTTGAATGAAAACTCTGTACCGACTGCAAGTTTCTTCTTCATCGCCCAATGTGAGAAGCATGTAAACACATCGTCTTTAGCGACTGAGCCTGTAGGATCAAATACCAATGTGTCTTCGACAAACGATCCAATTGGATTGCCAAGCTCTGCCATAAGTTCGAGGTATGACTCACCCGACTTAGGTTGAATAAAATGGCCACCTCGTTCTAGTCGACGACGCAGGCCTTCCATTGCCCAATTAAAGATGCCTGACAACTCGGACTCTAGTTTGACTGCGAGCTCGGTGTCCTCATTGCCATAGAATGTTTTGGTCATCTTCAATACTACCATTCTACCGGTTAAAGCGTTGGAGTTTTCCGTCAATTGCAGTACTTCGTTGGAGTATATGACTATTCGCGTGGGGAGGTATCCGTTCCACGCTTCTTTGTTCTTTCGGTTGACGGTAATGGTGTCACCACCAACGATACGAAGCAACTGAGATACGACAGCATTTCGATTACGTTCAGGCGCACGCGCATCAGTAAAAGACGCAAGTAATTTGCCAAGCCAAGGTTGAAGACCAAATGTATCACACAATTCTCCTAATTCCGGCGCAACTGTATTATGTTGCCCTAACAATGAAACCAATATCTTGTTGATCGTGCCTTTACCAGACCGGCGCGGGCCGATCATGTTAAAGAATTTTTGTTGTTGAGTGTCGCCCGACAATATGTATCCGAACATCTCTTGCAAGGTGTGGATCGCCTCGATGTCGTCATCCCAAATATCTGTCATGAACTGCTCCCACCTTGGACATGTCGCGTTTGGATCGTAGTCAAAGTTGAGTGAGTTCTGTGTAAAAAATCCAAGTGAATGAGAGATAAGCGCCTGCTCGTCCACATGGAATAAACCGTTCTTCAAACTAATAAGTTTCGATGCCGGTGGCTTGGTTGCCACATAGTCCCTTAACCAAATAGGTGGCTTAGTGTTGGCATGGTTTGGTAAGTGAATGATTGATTTTAATGCATCGATCGCGGCGCTTACTGCGGCTGGGTTTGGGTTGAATGGTAGTATCTCTTGCTTACGACCGAGCTTCTTACACTTGTCTAAGAAGTGATACATGTCTGAGCGGATGGTCAACTCCTCGATCACCTCGTAGTGCGTGCCGGAGTACAGATAAAAGTCATCGGCATAGTGGACAACCTTAAAGCCTTCCTCGATGCGGTAGTAGTTATCTAGGAATGTGCGTGCATGTGTCATCACATTTTGATTCAATATGATATCACCGTTATCAAGCGCTTCCTTGATCTTCTTTTGGTTGACCTTGAATATCAGTGAGCGCAGTGTCACCCCACTGCCCGAGAATGTGCGCCACTTCACCTCACAGCAGTAGTCACCGATCGGTGAGTATTTAGCGGACTGTGATGACCACCTATCCCATGCCTCACATGCCTCGACATCAGCGCCAAATTGATGGTGAAGTGCCTGTCCAATCCTTAGCCACTCGTCATAACCTGTGTTCGGATCGAGCTCGCTCAGTATCTCGGTCTCGACCCTGTGTATGTCATACCCTTCCACCACCGGCTTGAAGTCCTCAAACTCGTCACCCGATCTAGTGTACACACGCTCGGGTATAATGTTAGTGAGTACTTGCTCACTAGCTGGGACGCTACCTTGCAAAAGTGCGCCTGTGACTGTGAAGTACCGACCTGTGTTATAGCATTCCAATCCGATGGTGTGGTCGACGTGCGCGTGTGTTAGGTCGGCGCGTGTGAAGATTTTCACTCCGGTATTTGACGGGCTGACCTCGACGTACCCCTCCACGTTGTCGATGATGTTCTGTGCGAATTCGGTGAGCTCGCCGGTTGTTGGATCTCTGCAGTCGTCGATGTCGATACCTACCAAGTTATCATCTTGGCTGAATACAAACCCTACCCCGCTGAATTTACCGGACTGATAGGCTTGCTCGACGGCAAAGAAGTCACTCCAATGTTTTGGGTTGGTGCTTGATGCCGATGCCCCATTGGTCTGCATTGGTACTTTAGACAGGCGCTTGGATTCACCCTCGCCCACCTCCATAAACTTCCACATCACCCACCGGTTGATCTTCTTGAGCTCGACCGGTATGTTCTCAAATTGTACGCTCATACTATTTGCCTTTATGCTGATTCAAATAGGCTCATGCTAGATTGCATTGATCCTGTACCACTTCCTGCCTTGTACTTCTTTCTTTGCCATGCGTAGTCGCTCGATGGTCGACGTAGGTTTAAGTATATATGAACATTTGAGTTCTGTGCATATTGTTTACCTGTGACTGCGTACACCTTGTTTCGGTAGTTAATCGATGTCATGGTGACAATCCCATCTTTTTGTAGCTCTTTCAATAAGTAGTATACCTTGTTTTTAGTAAACCCAAGAGCACTAATTAATTGGTTTACCGTCTTTGGCTCATTCATTACTGCGTCATATACCATTTGTTTATCTTTAGTCATCGAAATTTACCTCTCTTGGTTTCCATGCATAATATTCTGACACTACATCTTCATAGGTAGTCCATGCGGCTCTAAAGCGCATATCATACACCTGTATGATGCCTAGTATTTTATTTTGCATGTCTTCGTCACTTGTCTCATTCACAAGCAGTTTCAGATCTTCTGTAACTCCCCAACATAATAACACTTCTTGTTCGAGGTCTTGGATTTTGTTACTCATTATCTGTTTTCCCCGTCATCTGATGGTAATTACCTTGATAGTCTTTTAATGTGATGGTGCAACTCTGATGTAAGCTCACCCACAATGTCATGGTTAAGAATGTGACCATGCATCCTAGTATTGCGTTATTCATCGTCTGTCCTTTCTAAAATGGTGGGTTGTCCCAATCCGGATGATCCAATGGCAACTGTGGTGGATCGGGTGGGTACTTAACTGTACCCTCTGCCGGATAGGTGAAGTATCTCACCGGCTCGCCTAAGTCGTCAAGTATCGCCCACTTAATCATATTTTACTTTCTTTATATCGATAGTATAGGCTCATCATTGCCATTCCGGTGGCAAGCCCGAGCCCGAAAGCTGAACTATAGCATAAAACGTACTCGATAATCATTCCCATTTACATTCACTCCTGTATGTAAGTACCCCTTTGTACCCCTTTGCAAAAAGAAGTGGTACAATCCAATTAAATCAACATCTTACAGACCAACAATGCGGGTTTCAGCCCGATTTCGTGTTAGTGACCACTATCATTTTGACCGGCTTGCACCAAGGTCGTGTACCCCTTGTCACACTTGTCACCCTTCTTTTCTCTTTTTTATTTTAATTTAATAAAATAAAAAAGAGATAGAGGGATAAAGTGAATTTAAGTGTGACAAGTGTGACAAGTGGTACTCAAATCACGAAAGTAATTATAACAACTGTCAACCATATAACTAATAAGTATAACAAAGAAAACATTGCTAAATATTTAGTCAACTTTGTATCCTTTCTGTTTCATCATGTGATAAGCCCACTTTCTGAATTCAATACGATTCTCCGAAGTCTGCTCGTCGTGCTCATCCCATAGTGCGTCGACAATGTGCTCACCATTGGTATCATAGAATTCAATGCGTGTCATATTGCCGTCTTGATCGTATATCTCTTTATGTGATGCTTTCTTACTCATGGTGATCCTCCTCTTGTTTCTCTTCATTAATAGCATCGAGGCTCACAGGCTCTCGGGTTAAATACGACTGCAACTGCAACACCTTGTCTTCGCCCACCCCCATCATTGTCGCCACCTCCGATGTCTTTGGTTTGCGACCGAGCACTTGACCTAGTGTGCGCTCGAGGTAGTTCATCTTCTTGATCTGCTCTGATATGTTTACCGGCAGTCTGATCATGTGCGTCGTGTTATCAAGCTCTCTGCGTGTGCCTTTTAATATAAAAGATTTGGCAAAGGTGGCAAAGCGTGCATTATTGGTGGGAGTCCACCTCTTCGCCGCCTTGACCAATTGCTCATTGCCTATGTTAATTAAGTCGTCGACCGGAGTACTGCCATGACTCCATGCCGATGTCTGTTTTAATACATATACCACAAAGCGCAGATTATGCTTGACCAACTTCTCTAATGCCTTATCATCGCCGGCTTGAATTCGCCTTGCTAGTTCGTGCTCTTCTTTAACCGGCAATGGTTCAATGCCAAACAGACCTTGCAAGTATTGGTTTAGTGTGTCAAAATTATCACTCAAGGGGAATCCTCCATTGTTGGAATCCCCCGAATATACCACTAATTCATTTGTTTTGCAACATATAAATCGTACTCTGTCGGACTCATGTATTGTGACAGTACTAAATTAAATGCTTGGACTAATTCTAGTCGCTCAACATTGCCTGTCGACCAATCCGCTTTTGATAAGTATTGATGGTACTCGACCAAGCTTGCGACGATAATGTCGTTTAGCTGATCGTTATCTATGTCTAAAAGTATTTTCATGCTATCCCCAATGCCCTGTTAATTTAAGTGCTATGTATACGACTGTCACATATATTAATAACCAAATAAAAGAATATCCTAGTTTGTCCACAATTGTGCGTCTTTGTCTGCGAGGCATTATGCCACCTCTACAATGCGAAAGTCTTCACGATCCGGTACATCTTCCATGTTGCCATCTTCGACTGCCTCTAGCATCTCTTGTAAAAACCAATCGAGTTCTGCCTCTGCTTGTTCTTTGGTTTCGAATGTACTAGCGCCGTCGTCATCCGACCAATTGTTAATCCATCCACCACATAAATTAAACTCTTGTACTTCAAACTTTTTACTCATGATAGTGACTCCTCTTGTGCAAAATAATTTTCGACCAATTCGTCGAGGTCTTCGGACTCTTCGTCTAGCTTTAACTCGGCAATTATTATCTTCGCCAAGTCTAATATATGCCATCGCCACATGGCTCTTGTTTGGTATGTGTCGCAGTCCGGATAGTAGTTTGCCACCTCTAGTGCGACCTCTGCTAATAGTGTTGGATTCATAGTAATGCCTCGATCTCTTCGACTGCTCGTAATAATTCTGCTCGGTCTTCTCTGATCTGATCGCCGTATGCAGTACTTGAGTCTAGGTCGTCTAAGTACTGCTCGTACTTTTCGAGAGCGTACCGGATGTTGCGAGTCTTGAATGTCATGTCATTAAGTATGTTTTTGACATCTGTGTCGATCAGGTCTGTGGTACATTCTCGCAGTTCATTGCCTCGGATGATCTTAATCAGTCTGTCTGATTCGTCTCGTACATCGATCTGTATTGTGTAATTCATTTTGATGCCTCCAATTCTTTATATGAATATAGTAAGTTCTCGTAGTCAATCTTTTTGTCTTTCAGTTCATCGTCTAGCAAGCTTGCGTAAGTCGAGAGATCGTGGTGCTCTAGCACGTCATGCAATGCCTCTAGTTCAAGCTCTGCCTCTTTTAACTTGTCAATCAATGCCTGTACCACATCCGGTATGCTTTGGTTTGTGTTGCGATATTGTCTCTCAATCGAATCAACATCCATCTGATAAAAGTTCATGCTAACACCTCCTGTGTGATGTCCATATCATTGCCGTACATAATGTTTAGGTCTTTGACCTCGTACAGTATGACAAACAATGGTTCGTCTGCGCCCTCTTGCCATATGTTAATCTCATATCCATTTTTGTCATCGACCATGACTGCATCCCAATGGTCTGCCCATTCATTGTCATGGTCTTTTAGGAATTCCCTTGCCTGTTCTATTGCCTTGGCTTTTAACTCGTCGCTGATAATCATTCGTCGTCCTCCTCGTCCTGTGGATATAATTGTTCGGCAGTCATTGTGATGACCTCCCAATTGATGCCATCATTCGCATCAAACCAATCAGCCATCGCCTCGAGTACATGGACGCATTGGTCTTCGTTTAAGTCCGGTCTCATGCTTTGCACGTCGTCGATATGCCAATCATCTGCCAAGTACCATGTACCGTTTTCTGTTTGTTTCATGTGAGCCATTTTGAATCCTCCTAGCAAGTTAATAAGTATGGTGTGCCGTATGGCAAATTGTCTGTGTTGTCTGCATATGCAAAGTCGACATCTTGTACGAATTCGCCGGCATCACATAATAACACAGTAATCTCTTGATTGATGTCCACCTCTGACATGGTATCAATGATCCGCTTTAATTGTTTGTATGTCATGATTATGCCTCCACCAATTCGTAGTCTAAAACCTTAAAATCAAATGTACTGTCCATCAATTCTTTTAGTTCCGGCTCGCCTCTGTCACAAAAATAATAGATGTCATGGTCTGATATGCCAAATGTGTCTTTTTGTGTGTCGCCGTCTTCGTCGTAGACCTCACCACCAAAACTAAAATAGCATCCATTCATTACTTGACCACCATCTATGTATTGGATGGTCGCATATGCACCTCTGTATGTTGTCATGATTATGCCTCCTCTACTTCACATATGTCATTCTCGACATGGTCGGGTGCAGTCCAATCGAGCGCATCCCAATTAAATTGGTCTCTTGCATCCTCTTTAGATTCTGCCTTGACCTCTACATAATAAAAGCTTTCGCTCTTTACTGTGACTAAAAATGTTTTCATAGTGAGTACCTTTCATATGATCTAATCTTACTTGGGCGCTCGTATGCATGCTTTTCGTTAAATGCAAAGGGAATGCTATTTGCCTCGAGTGCGATGCAAAGCTTGGTAAGGTCGCTATCCTCCTCGAGATATGCATAGTCGCCTCGCTGATAGCTGTAATGGCTGATCTCTTTATCAATGCCAAGCTTAGATAAGAATTGCTTCTTGACCTTTGCCCATGCGTGACCGGCATCTGAGTATATTGTAATTATCATGATTTTATCTCTCAATAATGTTGTGAATTGGTTTGCCGGCACGATCAAAAATGTATTGATTATCTCGGCAATGTTCTTGGATATACTCATCATCCCAATCGCCGACATAAGTACATCCGTCTTCTAATTCGATCGGCTCTTGGTCTAGCCATTGTCTAGCATTTACTTTGGCAAGGTCTGTCAATTCGATATAGTCGAATCCTGTCACTGTATACATTTTGCTCATAATTTGATGCCCTCCAATATAGTGACGACTCGATCGACTACCTCTTGGCTCTTGCCACCAATATGCCAAGTAGTGATCTTGGTCTTTGGTGTACCATCTGAGCCTAGGTAGTTTTTGCCGTCTTTCCAATTGTAAACTGTGGCGACTGTACCATCGCTGAATTCGATATCCCATTCAGCATCGATCTTGTACTCATCGCCACAATTTGGTTTGCCGAATGCCTTTTTAAGCTTGGCATAGTCTGTGGTGATATAGCTTTGTAGTGATGTACCATGGATGCGTACATATGTATTATTGTGGGTTTTGTATTGCATGATTACTTGCCTCCCTTTTTAACCATTAGCACACCCTCGATGCTGACTGATTGAATCGTGTCTTTATTGATAGCACGATATCCCTGATCAGCCATTGAATAGATGGTGATGAATTGGTTTGCATCTAGTGTGCTCTTGCCTCCCTTGAGAGGTGATGTCACACCTAGACGACCATTGATTTTGCGTAGTGAGCCGTCTTTTTTGATGAATTCTACTGTCACGAATTTACCGTTTGATTGTTCTACGAATTTGCTTAGATCCATTTGTATTCTCCTAGTTAATAAATGTTTTACTACAGTAAAGATTTTACGCTCATTAGCGATATAGTCTAATACCGATTATTTATGGTATTAGACCGATCGATTAGTTTTACTTATGATGCTATAACCACAAGTACATATACCAACAAACCAATAGCACAAACCCATGCTATTATTTTATCCCATTGATCTGCGCTCATACTGATGCCTCCTATTAGTGTTTTGGGTATGAGATATTGGCGATGTCTGTATTCCAACATGCACGACAGTCGCCACATTTGCCGTCGTTTTGGTACGCATTGCACGATGCGCCGAATGCCTCTGCTTTTTGGTGTACGGTCGATGTGAGCGCCCATGTCGATGTGATAGGCGCTTGGTCGATCATTGGCATCGATAGTCGAATCGCTAAATTTGCCGGCATGCTGATGTCCGAGCGCTTAAGCTTTGCCAAGAATGCCTTTTCTTTAGTCGGAAGCCAAAATTTAATCTGTGGCAATGCATTGGCGATGCTGATAATGGCGACTAGGTGGTCAAAGCTTTGTAGGTCGCCGGAATCATGCCATCTAAAAAATCCGCTCTTGTCTGCCTTGCGGATGGATTCAATCATCGATGCCGACCATGCGACTAGGTCGGACTGAATGAGCGCTAAATTGTGGTCTCTTGGCGCTTTGACATTTGGAAAACGGTACATGCCTTTAAGCGCATAGCAATCAAAGCACACAGAGCCGGCGACCTTGGCAAGCTTTGAGCCTGTGATGCATGCCTGTGCGGGAGTACTGAAAGAGCCACAAGGCATCTTGCCGGCTTTTGAAAGCTTTGGTACGAATGATACGATTGATGTTGTTGTCATGATGAATCCTTATAGGTTTGTTTAATGAGCCTTAATTATCGTCAATTGGTGAATCGCCGACCAATACCGATTTTTAATCGGTATCAATCGATCGATTAATTTTACTTATGCCACCATCCTTTGCTCTGTCGCATCGAGCGCCAAGATGTAATCTGTCGCCTTTTGGGCGAGCGCTGATGCCTTAAAGATCGCCTTGTTATCGTCTTTAAGTACTTTTAACCATGATGCCAAGTACTCGACGTGTTGCAGTTTGCCGTCGATGCCATGGTCAGCACACAGAAAAGCGCTCGTCAATTCTGCGACCAATTCTTCCATCGCATAATTGGAGTCGCCGAATCGAGCGCCGAATACTCGGTCGAGTCGTGATTTTGAGCCTGTCCAATGCGCCAATTCATGGAATGCCGTCGCATAGTATGATGCCTCGCTATTAAAATCGCTCGGGATTGGCATGCGGATGCTATCTGTCGATGGCTGATAGAATGCTGAATCGCCACCATGATTGATAATTGCGCCGGTCTTAATCATGCGCTCTTCGCATTGTGCGATTGGGTTAAATTCGCCGGTCGCCTCGACCATTGGCGCTTTGTAGTCGGTTTGGTCGGCATTAAATACTGCAAAGCTTTTCATCATGGCGAATGATGACATCTCGGTCTCGCCGTCGCTATTTGTGCGCTCTGATGATACCGGTTTGAATAGTACGATGGTCGTCGACTTCTCGCCTTTTTGTACTTGAGCGCCAATTGATGCCCATTGATTATAGGTCGCCCACAATGGCGATGTGCGACCTTGCATCCCGAGTAATAGGCGATTGATGCCATTGTACGGACGGTCTGTCGTCACATTACGGTCGAGACCGGATGTTGTCGCATTCCATGGTTTAACCCATGGTGCAGAGCCGGCTTCGAGCGCCTTGATGATGGTGTCTGTGATTGCTTGGTATTGGTTTGACATTTTAATGCATCCTTTTAGGTTAATCGGGAGGCATCTGCCTCCCTAGGTCATGATTATATCAGATTATTTGTACTCGCCAAGAAAAATAATGCCGTCGACCTGTGGCACATAATTATTGATTTGGTACTCTGCCTCTTTGATATTCAAAGGCACGTAAAAAACCCAAAAATGTAATTCGCCATATCGACCGGTCTTCGATGATTTGCGAATCTTTTTGACTATGCTCTCAAGGTCGTCGCCGGTCATCCATTCCATCGCATTCGATGCGTAAAAATGGAAGTCTTGGTCTCTGCCGTAGATTTGTTTGGTGTCGTCTGTGATTCTCATGATTATGCCTCCACCAATTCACGTTTAGCAGAGCGCTTAAAATTCTCGTATTCTGCCTTGGTGTCAAAAAACAAATTGATCTTAGGATAGGAATAGACCTCGCCTCGCTCGATTACTTCGGTAGTGATGACAAGTACGTGTACACCATTGTCAAGTACTCGTACTTCGAAAAGACCGTCATTTACATTGTGAATATTTATATCCATGGTATTGCATCCTTTTAGGTTTGTTGTCATATACCGGCATCTCTGCCGGTTTCACGCATTTAGCGATCGTCAGTATGACTCGTTTACCAAGGCAGTGATGCCTCCCATCCCCCATCGATTGTGTTTTCTGCCTCGAATTTCTCGGCAAAATCGATGACCGATTGAGGCACGACGATTGTCTCATTCCAATCCGAGTCCGGCAATTCGCCTTGGTGTGCGACCATGTTCAGCGATCCATGAAATTTACCCTTGGATATGAAGCATTGGTTATTGTCCATCTCTAATTTGAATCCTTTAAATGTTGTCATGGTATTGCCTCCTAGTCGTAATAGAATGTACGGTTTTGTTTAAGCTTGACGACTGTCTCAGCGACTGCATTAAGATATCCCTTGAGTACTGCATCTTGGCGACGGCGAGCCTCACGGCGACGTGCCATCTGCTCTGCCTTGTCATTGTCTGCCTTGAGGTCTGCAGTCGCCTCTTGGATTAGCGCTATTTGTTGTTCGAATGTTGTCATATGTTTGAATCCTTATATAGGTTTAAAAGTACTACATACATATAGTACCACATTGACGAATCTGAATGTGAATCTTTTGTGAATGTTTTGTGACAAACCATCAAACCACTCTATCGCAGAGTTATCCACAGGAATGGCAAAATGACATGCCTCTAGGACGCATTTTAAGACGTTTTGAGGCACTTTATTAATTCTGAATAGCAGTACCAAGGTGTGGTTGTGGATATCCTGTGTAGCATTCTGTGGATATCTTGTTGATGGATTGTGGATAAGTATGTCTGAGTTATCCACAGAAGTGGGGAGTCGACTGTCCGATGTTTAGAGGTCTTTACGCTATCCACCACCCTGTCACCCTCGCACGCGCCTTACCTGCCTAATACCCACACAGGCATCATGGGTATATAGCCACACTATCAGCATGGTTATCTGTCAGCCCACCTAATAACCATGCTGATAGTGTGGGCATTGCCTCAATGCTAATGAGAAGCATTCGCATCTAGGTCAGCCTACCAATCCAGCGCCTCACCTAGATGCGAATGCTTCTCATTACGGATCTGCTTGTACGATCGTACAGTGCGTGCCTGATAACCATGCTGGTGTCGTGGTTATTGTACGTGCGTACAGCAAGGGGGCTTTTTCTATATCGCATCACCCCTTTTAGGTACCATCCGGGTCCGGCCGGGCGGGGGCCCCAAAGAAAGCCAGTTCTTATATTCCAACCCACCCTGGCATTTGTACCCCTTTAAATTTTTTTTTTTTTTAAAATTGTCACACTTTTTTGCTTGTAAGTCATTGATCTTAATCACTTTGTACCACTTGTCACACTTCTTTTCACTTTATCCCCTTTTTATTTCTTTTTATTTTTTAAAATAAAATAAAAAAAGAGAAAAGAAGGGTGACAAGTGTGACAAGGGGTACTCAACCTTGGTACAAGCGGGTCTGCAGGTTAGCGGTCACTAACATCAAATCGGCCGCAAACCCGCATTGTTGGTCTGTAAGTATATGATTCCATTGGTTTGTACCACTTCTTTTTGCAAAGGGGTACAAAGGGGTACAAATTTGCTTAACATCTGCTTAAAAAATAGGCAACGGCTAAAACGGCCCAATTTGTGCATTAGTATAATCATGATAATACTTAGCCAACATGTATAGAAATTGTGAATTAGTATGTATATACACAATGACGTGTATACAAACTTAAGGAATCTATCATGTGGACAACACCAGCAGCTACTGAAATGCGTTTTGGCTTTGAAGTAACAATGTACGTAATGAACAAGTAGTTTAAATTTTGGTTTAAACCTAAACTCATGGTTTACATTTAGCATGTAATGTAAACCATGAGAAACAGTTTGCTTGTAATATTTTGCGTTTTATTAAAGACAAAGTATTTTGTCTGGAACATATTAATGGCAATCACTGCAAATCAATCCGTATTAACCTTGGATTATTGGAAGTACGCCCGCCACATTGAGGTGGGGGACTGGGTATTTAACAAGGACGGTAAGCCAGTACAGGTCACCTTGGTGCAGCAGTACCACGCCGAGGAGTGCTATGAGGTAATGTTTGATGACTACCTGACAATCAGCGGAGACGCGCGGTTATCATTCAGGGCAGAGAACGAGAAGTACAGAAAACGATTGCACGAATACAAGATGGTCAAGAAGAACGGATTCAAACGACCACTTAAGTTCCTGAGTGTGACTGAGATACAAGAGATCGGGTTACTTGGAAGGAACGACAGGAAAGAATTCTCAATCCCCACCACCAAACCCATTCAATTTCCGGCACAGACACCGGGCATCCCGCCGTTTATCTTTGGTTATTGGTTTTTTAATAGAAAATCACACAAGACATTCACGGCAAATACAGAAGCTAAAGACTTTATCTACCAAAAATTCAAAGACGCAGGGTATAAGACCACAGAACTTAATGCAATACGTGGCGGACTGCAAAGATTTTACGAAGATCCGAACATTGAGTGGCAACTTGCACCAAATATTCCGACAAAGATCCCAACAAATTACTTAATGGCGTCTCCGGAAGAGCGTGTTGAGCTTCTCTCAGGGTTAATTAATGGAAAACCGCGCCAGTATGACAAAAAAACCGACTGGTTTAGGATAACGACAGGCGATTTTCCAACAATTCAGCAAATCCAAGGGCTCGTGGAGTCACTTGGATGTAGGACAAGGGTAAAACAAGACGCGCACTATGGTTATTACACGTTAAGTTTTAGAACAAAACACACCTTGGTGCCACACCAGGTGTCAAAACCAGTAAAAGTGCACCATGCACGAAGATACATCAAGCAAATTAGTACATTACCCGCCCAAATGGTGGTTCACATTGAGACGACGGATGATGATAACTCAATA